CTGGGGCGAGGCGTGCGTCCTCGTCAAGCGCGCCGCGGCGGATCCGTCGACGGCGCTCGGCGCCGAACTTGCGGGGTGGGCGTACCCGGCATCCATGCCGGAGCTGCTGACCATGGTCGCGCAGATCCCGAAGCGGGATGCCGCGATGGCGGTCATGCCCTGGTCGATGAAGCTGCCGAAAGAGCAGTCGGCGGCCACGCCCGATGAGATCGCTGCGGCCGAATCCGCGCTCGAGGCGGACTTCGTCTTCAGCTGACCCTGGGGAGGTGGCATGTCCGACGAGCTCGGCTCCGGCCACTTCGCAGTCGTCCCCACCATGCGGGGATTCCGCTCGACGGTCGCCCGTGAAGCGACCTCCGCCGGTCTGGCAGGAGCGAAGGCGACGGAGGACGGGTTCCGCGGCATCGGCCGCAAGCTCGGCCGCAGCCTCGGCCAGGACCTGAAGTCGTCCGTCGCATCCGCGGCGGCGGGGATGGCCGCGGGAGAAGTCGCCGGTCTGACCCGCGACGTCGCGTCGGCATCCGCCGCGCTGTCGAAGGCGCGGCTGCGGCAGCAGGATGACGCCGGTCGCGTTCGCATCGCCGAGGCTCGTCTGCAGGAGGCAATCGCCAAGTCGGGCGCTGAGTCCTCGCAGGCGGTCGCTGCGGAGGAGCGGCTGGCATCCGTTCGTCGGACCTCCGCGACCTCCACGGAGGCCGTCGCTGCCGCGACCGCGCGCCTGCGCGCTGCGCAGGAGAACCTCCGCGGCGCACAGGCCGGCGTCGCGGCGACGTCGGTGGCAGCGTCCGGCGGCATCCGCCAGATGCTCGCGAACTTCCGTTCGGGCTTCACCGACGCGCGTGCCGCGCAGTCCGCCTTCAGCGGCGTCACCGGCTCGCTGGGCGGCCTCACTCGCGCCCTGATGGACGTGACAGGGTTCACGTACCTCGGGCGTCTGGCGCGCGCTGGCGCCCAGCAGGCGGCGTCCGCGTTCACGTCCCTCGCGACGATGATCGGTGGGCAGCTCGCGAAGGCTGCGGGGCTGACGCGGGCGTGGGTGTCGAGTGTCGGTTCGACCGTTCGCGGAGCACTCGCGCCGTACACGCAGTACGCGGTCGCGGCGGGGACGCTGCTCGCATCGCCGTTCGTGCGCCTCGGCACTCGGGTGTCGTCCTACCTGAGCCCCGTCACCACGCAGGTTCGCGCAGCGTTCACCAAGATCGCGGCGTTCGGCGGTCCCGCCGCGACGCAGCTCGTCGGTGCATTCCGGTCCGGTCTGTCCGGGCTCGGCTCTGCCGCGGCCGCCGCGTTCCGCCCGGTCGTCTCAGCCGCCTCAAGCGCGGCACGCTCCGCAGGGTCGGCGCTCGGTTCCGGCATCCAGTCCGCGGCTACCGGCGCCGTCTCCATCGCTGCCGCCGGCATCGGGCTGTCGTTCGCGAAGGGCTTCGCCCGGCTGAACGCGATCGACACCGCCCGCGCGAAGCTCACCGGTCTCGGTAACGACGCCGGCACGGTCCAGACGATCATGGGCGACGCCCTCGCGTCCGTGCGGGGCACGTCGTTCGGACTCGGGGAAGCCGCCACGGTCGCGGCATCCGCGGTCGCCGCCGGCATCAAGCCGGGCGAGGCCCTCCAGGGTCACCTCAAGTCGATCGCGAACAACGCGTCAGCCGCGGGCATCTCCATGGAGGAGATGGGGTCGATCTTCAACAAGGCCGCGACCCAGGCCAACGGCGTCCAGAACGACGTCATCGCGCAGCTCGCCGACCGCGGCATCCCCATCTACCAGGCGCTCGCCGACCAGATGGGTGTCACCGCCGGCGAGGTCTTCAAGATGGCCTCCGACGGCAAGGTCGACTTCGAGACCTTCTCGAAGGCCGCGACCAAGGCCGCCGGCACCGTCGCTGACGAAATGGGCAAGACCGTCCCCGGGGCGGCGAAGAACTTCCTCGCCTCGCTCGGTCGGATCGGCGCGAACGCGCTGCAGCCCATCTACGGCAAGATCGGCCCGCTGATCCAGGCCGCGACCTCCGCGCTCGCCCCCATTGAGGAGCGTGCGAAGGCCTTCGGCGGCGTGCTGCTGAAGGTGCTCGGCCCCGCGCTCGACGGCATCACCGGCTTCCTCACCCGGATCGGTGAGGGCGCGTCGATCTTCTCCGGCGCCCTGGCCGGGATGCAGGGGATCGTTGCGCCGCTCGCCGGTGCGTTCGTGGCGCTCGGCGCGGGGGGACTGGGCGCGCTCCTGTCCCGCATCCCGCTGCTGACGACCCTCATTCCCGGCCTCACGGGCGCCCTGGGGCTCCTGGGAGGCCCCGTCGGGATCGTCGCCGCAGCACTGGCGGGCTTCGCGCTCACCGGCGGGAACGCCGCCGACCTCGTCACCTCGCTGACCAGCGTCGTGATGTCGGTCGTGAACGCCCTGCCCGGGCTCGTCGCGCAGATCGTCACGTTCGTTCCTCAGCTGGTGCAGGGGATCCTCGCCCAGGCACCCGCCCTGTTCACCGCCGCGGTGCAGCTCGTGCAGCTGCTCGTGCTCGGAATCGTCAGTGCCGTCCCGGTCCTCGTGTCCGGGGCGCTGCAGCTCGTGCAGGGCCTCATCACCGCGCTCGTCTCGAACCTCCCGATGATCGTCGCCGGAGGACTGCAGCTCGTGTCCGCCCTCGCAGCCGGACTGATCGCGGCGCTCCCGGTCGTCGTCTCCGGCATCGTCGACCTCGTCACGGGGCTGATCACCGCGCTCGTCGGGATGCTGCCGACCCTCGTCACCGGGGCGATGCAGCTATTCCTCGGGCTCGTGCAGGCCGTCATCCGGGTGATCCCGGTCCTGCTGACCACGATCATCGGGGCGCTCCCGGCGATCCTCTCGGCCCTGCTCGGGATGCTGCCGACTCTGCTCACGACCGCGATCCAGCTGTTCCTGCAGCTGGTACTCGGGCTCGTGCAGGTCATCCCGCAACTCCTAACGACCCTCGTGGGACTGCTGCCGACGCTGCTGACGACGATCATCGGGATGATCCCGATGCTCCTCGAGACGGTCATCCAGCTGTTCCTGCAGCTCGTCCTCGGGCTGCTGACAGTGATCCCGCAGCTGCTCGTCGCGATCGTAGGCATGCTGCCGCAGATCATCACCACCTTGATCAGCCTCATCCCGACGCTGCTCAACGCCGGGATCGAGCTGTTCAAGGCGCTCGTGACCGCGATCCCGGAGATGCTGCCTCAGCTGAAGCAGACGCTCACCGACATGGGTCCGGCGATGGTCGACGCGATCCTCGCGCTCGGTCCCGCGTTGCTGGATGCCGGGAAGGCGATCATCCAATCGCTGATCGATGGCATCGGGTCGATGTTCGGTCAGGTCGGGGACGCCCTCGGCGGCCTCATGGACTTCGTCGGCGACTTCTTCCCGCACTCCCCAGCCAAGCGCGGTCCCCTGTCGGGGTCGGGCTGGTACGCGCTCCGCTCCGGCGGCGCCGCGATCGCCGGTCAGATGGCCGGTGGTATCGGGGACGGGCAGGGCGACGTCGCGCGGGCGTCGGCAGCGATGGCGGCCGCCGCGCAGGCGGAAGCCTTTACCGACTCCGCAGCCCCCAGCCCCTATCAGGACAACAAGTGCAACAACGGCGAGGCCTATACCGACGCCAACAACAACGGCCGGTTCGACCGGGATGGCGGCGACTCCATCGAGAATGCCGGCGCGCGAGACAATGTCGTCTACACGGTCAATGTCAGCTATCCCCGCATGTTCCCGCTCGACAAGCTGGTGGGCGGCAATGGCACCACCTCGCTGACGGCGACCACAGTTCTTTCCAATCAGCCTTATGGCGACCAGACGCAGTATAACACGCCGACTGTGCGGAACTGTGGCGTGGGCACGCCCGGCGCGGATGCCCCGGCGACATGACGATGATCCCTCACCTCCGCCATATGCTCGCGCGGCTGCGCCAGGACCGGAGCGGCCTCGCCGCCGTCGAATTTGCCCTCAGCGCGCCAGTGATCCTGGGCATGTTCCTCGCTGGCGCAGAGCTGACCAACTACGCGCTCACCAAGAGGCGCATGAGCCAGATCGCGCTGCA